TTATCTGCCATAACGATTTCCCATAAAGATATTGAATAGATGGGCTACTAGCATAGCTTTCACCCAAAAAAATGGACTCAGCTTTTAGGAGAGTCCGAACCCAACGGAGATTAGGTTAAAGCTTGGTATATGAATCATATAGACGCAACTATACCAGCAGGTCGTATATTACCACAAAATGGCTCGTTTGTCAAGTAGTATTTAATATAGGTTCTTTTCTGTCAGTTTTTGCTGCAACATGGCCATTGCATTGTCGTAATAGCGATCTAATACCTTCATGTCCATCATTGTCTTTTGGCCCAGATAGATCACATATATAGCATTGCGCTGAAATGCCGGCAGATCGTCTATCACCTTATCCACAACTCTTACGCTATGGCTATCAACCTCGTCAGCTATATCATCAAACGAGTGTACACCGCCTGTGTGAAAGCCAGAAGACCTAGACTTATAGCCTAGCTTATTGTTGTCTGACTTCATGTACTCACGCCACATATCTAAATAATATATTACTCTACCTAGTTCCATTAAATGTAATCCTCGTATTTTTCTAGCATTTGGTGTACTTCTGTGTATGGCACAATAACAGCCTTGCACATGCCGCCCTTAACAATGTGCCTACGCACTAGCCATATAAAATCTATCTGCTCATCGTCTAAGAATACGCCGGCAGCTTGTAATGCGTCTGTAGCTTGCTTTTCGTAGTTGGCTATGTCCCTACGCCTGCGATCTGGTGGATAGAAAGCATAGAACACGGCCAACCTTCCATCTATTTTAGCCTTTGCATCTACAACTATGTCCTGGACATCCTCCCTAAATTTCTGCGTAGGCTTGCTTAAAAACTTGCGTTTGCCTCCGTAGTGGTGTGAGTGATTGGTGCTAGGCGGCCATGGCAGTGTAAGTTTAATCATTTGACCACCAGCATACCATGCTCAATGAAGTGCTGCATAGTCATCCTGTGGGCCAGTTCCCACATATCTTTGCGGTCCTGCTTATTTAGGGCCATACCGTTATCTAGTTCAAAATGGCATCTTGCACACATGGCAGCCACCATAGCATCGCTTGCCTTGATGCCGGTGCCTTTACCATCACGCAATTGGTTAGAGTGTGCTGCACATACTGTGCCGTCCATAGCGCCACATGATTGGCAAGGGATGTCCCGGCAAAGCTCTAGCAATTTCTTGTTTCTGTAATTAGGCACTGTATTCACCGCTTAAGCTAGATTGAAAGTTGCCCCTGTATTGTGAGCCATCTTTTTTAGGAATGTCCCAGTGATCCGTATCTAATTCCCTGTGTGACTTTATAACATCAGGGCTTATGCGGCCTTCGTAAATTGCATCCAGCAAAGCCTGGTGTATGCCTTGATAGCTTTGATTAAAATACTCACGCTTTATGTCAACCGAGTTCTTAACTTTAGCTGGCCATGTAAAATCTTCTTTTTCTGTTTTAAAGTACATTTTAACCCTGGTCATATCTTTGCTTACCAACACGCAACGAACATAGCCGGTTTCTTCCAAGTGTTTGCAATACTCTGTAATCGTATGCGGTGCTAAATTCATGCGTCTAGCCATATCTGAAGCAAACTTAGGGCCATCAATTATATGTGAATACACTACCGCTCTGTTAAACGCTCTGTTTTCTTCTTTTAGCTTGTGAGCAGAAGCCAAGTTGTTTTTGTTTGCCATGATTAATCCTGTAAATAAACACCACGCAAAGCGCAGTATCGTTCAACTTCATTCATAAAATTGTTAAGTTCTTCTACGCTTAAGTCTGCAGTAGATTTTAACGCATAAATTGTACGGCCATCTGGCGCTGTAAATTCATTGTAACCTAGCCACTGATCTTTGGCCATCACTTTCCACCATTGGTGCGGATGGTGTAACCCATCTTTGCCTTTCAAGCTTTCAGCCATTAATTGAAACAACTTATGCAGCCTTGAATTTTGTGGCAATGACCGTCTTTGACTTTGACCGCATGACGGACAAATCTTCGGTTGGCTTTTCTGACACATATATTGACCCTTCTTTATAATTCTTGTCTTCGTAAGATGGCAGCCAGTTCTTAGACTTGTAAACCTTGCCATCGTTAGTGGTTACTTTCCACTCGGCATCGCCAAAATGCTTGTAAAACTCGGTTTCACTAAATTTCATGTGTTCTTATCCTTTAATGCTTGTTCAATTTTTGTGGTGTGCCAAACCGTATCTCTATCTCTTTTAGCCCAGCCATACCTAGTTACTGTAATAGGCATTGAATATTCAGGATGGTTAATTATCTTGCTTTCTTGCACTTGATAATCACTGCCTAATTCACTATCCATAGTGTTAATTGACATTGTTCTTATCCTTTGATGCTTGTTCAATAGCACGGGCAAATTTAAAATTGTTGAACTCATAATGCGTATCTGAATGAACAATTAAACTATTTTTGTATACTTTCGTTATCTCATCATCCGTTAATCCTTGCCAAGCTGGTTGGTTTAATCCCTCAACATAAGTATCACGCAAGTATTCATCGTTTAATTCTGCGACTGTTGGCTGTTCTAGTGCTTCTTTGCAAGCCTTAACTGCCTTTGTATGGTCTGTTCCATATAGCAACGCATCAATCGCCATCTTTAATGCTTCGTCTTTAGTCATACAAAATCCAATAAAAAAATACCAACGGAAAAGAAAAAGAAAAACCAAATTGCTTTCCATAATTTATCTATTTGCTTTTGTAATGCTTCGTCTTTAGTCATACGCTAGTTCCAAGGTAAGTAGCCTTTACACCATTACTAAATTGCACTTCTACAGCACAATCTTGTGCGTTGCTTCCATTAAAAAGCTTCCATACACCCCAACCCATAGAAACAACCGCTATTAAAATTAAAGTGCTTATAATTACTACGGCTCTATCTGATTTGTTATTTCCACATTGACAATTACGGCCTTGATTACAATTTTGATTACACGGCATATCAATCTCCTAAAATTTTAATTGCCACACTTTTTCGTGTTGGCTTCCCTTGTATCGCATAGATGGTGCATCAAACCACAATGCAATCTCGCCCTCCCATTCACCATGACGCTGCTTATCACATATCAACAAGCAATCAGGTGCATTTAACTCTTCCTCTTTCGCCTTACCACTACGAATTAACTTTTCTTTTTTCTTGTTACGCCAAACAGTCATCACATTGTCTACCTGGTTAGTAATGTCAGCAGAGCCAGCTACATCCATCTTGTTAGGTGGGCTAAACTCATCCTCACCCTTACGGCTGTGAGCAATCAAATGCACATGGACATTCAAATCCCTAGCTGCTGCACAAAGCTTATCCAAAAACTCCTTTTGAGCGTTCATGTCATCAGACCTTACACCGCACTTCATTAAGCTGTCAATCACAAAATGCTGCACACCTAGCGTTTCAGCCACATAATACAAAACAGCTATAACACGCTCACCGTTTACTGTGCCTTGCTGGTCATACATATACAGCCTGTTATCTAAGAATGTAAAGTATTCACCAATAAACTTCTCTGTCGGTTTTTCTGTGCCTGTGGCCTGTCTAGTCATTCGCTGTAAGGTTGAGTATGGGTGCATCTCAAACGAAGCCACACACACCTTAAAATCCTGTTGCACGATAGAGTTGATTACTTGGCCCACTAGCTGACTCTTACCATGGCCGTTTATACCTGACCACAGACTTACCTCACCTAGACGCAACCAAAACTGGTCAAAGGTCTTTTCCCAAGGCAACTTAACGCCTTGCATCTGCTCGTCTTTGTAAAAGTAGTCTATAACCTCTGACTGATACTGACTAGCCGACTTAACATTAGCCTTGTCTTCTTCCCTGGCTTTCATAAAGCCTTCAAAGTCAACCTTTGGCAACATCATGCTTGCTCGCTTGCGTCTAGCCTCATCTAAAGCTGTTGCGCCTCTTTCTAGATTACTCATAATCAACCGCCTCTCTAATTCTTTCGTAAGCTAACTGTAAACGCTGTAAGTCAGTTTCGTCAAGCGGTTTATTTTTCTTTAGCTCAAACGCAGCTAGGAGAACGATTTGCGACTCATACTTGATAGCTTCTAAGATGTCTGTGGCGTAAAACTTCTTCTTAACTGGTGCTTTGTGATGCACCTGCTCTGGAAACAAGTCACCTATGTCAACACCTATTGCCCCAACAACATCAACAGCACTGCACCCAGCAAAGCAATGCAATAGTATGTGGCCGTCTGCTTCCTCTTTAATGGATAGGCTAGGGCTTCTGTCATCGTGAGCTGGGCAACAAGCCAAATAAGAGTTACGGCCAGTAGACTTAACTTTGTTTAAACGGCCTAATAGGTTGTTTATCATATAGCCCCCAAGAATATGTCATTAGGGTTTGGCGTCACTTCGGCTACTCGTTTAATCCAATTGAGCATAAATCTGTTGTAATCAGTTTTTTGCCTTTGACTTGGCTTTTCTTTAATCCAAGCACCAGCCTTGTCAAACTCTTTTAAAATGTCCACATACGGGAAGTCAACTTCAGCTTTCTCTAGGAACGCTTGATAATTAATCCATCCAAGGCCTAATTCATAATCAAGCTTGTTATTTGTTTTATGTTTACTGGTTAATGGTTTATGGTTAGTGGTTATTGGTTTATGGTTAGCATTAGCCTCTGATACACCCCCTGATAGCCCCCCTATAACCTCGCTATCACCACCCTTTGACCACCTTTTAGCAGCCCCACGCTTACCAGCCTCACTAAATGATTGATATTGCTCAATTTCTTTGTCTGCCCTAGGATTTATAAAGCCTTCAGTAACTACAACAAAAAATTCATCAAGCACAGTCATTAATTCTACTTGATATTCATTTAGCATTAGTAATCTAGCTAATTTTGCAATATCGCTAGTTAATGGCTTTTCGTGTAAATAGTAATAGTCTAATAATCTGCGGTAACATATATCCTCAATAGGTGACAAATGTTTTGTATGACTATAATAATCGCCAATGTTAAATTGGTAATAGTGCATTTTTTTACTCCAAAAAAAAGGGCTGCTACCTAGGTGGGACTAGCACCTAAATAACAACCCTTGACACCAGAGGCATCATTAATTGCGACCTCTAGTCCAGGCCATTAATCATACCACTACCAACAGTCTAGCACAAACTACCTTAAAAGTCCAATAACTTTTGCTTATGATTAACCAGTTGTTTATAAGTAAATAGTATTAAATAATGCTTGACAGCTTCCGAGATTGGTATAAAATACTTACATCAACAACGGAGAAACAAAATGAAATTTACCAAACAACAATTGCAAGATTTAAATTATGCTTTAATAATTGTTCGTTTAAATCAAAATACGGAAGATGACCCAGCGGACAATAAGCAATCAGTTAGAGCATATAAGTTACTAGATAAATTGTTTTCTGATTTAAACATTAAATAATGCTTGACAGGTTCCGACAACGGAATATAATAAACACATTAACAACGCACTAGGAGATAAAAATGGAATATAACGCAGATTGGTACCCAGGTTGCACAAACGACCCAGACTGGCAAGACCGTGATAATCATTACGACAACCATGATGAGCGTGTGTATGACCGTGTTACTGAAACATTACAGCTGTCAGCTAACAATGTATTTTCAATAGTGTTAGATTACGCTGACCAAACAAAAATAGCAGAAACATGTAAAGCAATGATTATTGCATACGACAATTCTGTTAATGCAAGTAAAAAAGTAAACCGTGAGCAAAGTGAGCAAGACTTTATTGTGTTTGCTAAATCATTTGCTCGTGCATGTATGACTGGTATTGAAACGGAGGCTCAAGATGACTGATTACAAAAACTACAAACCTAAAACAGACTTAACACCATGGATAGAAGGCATTTGTTTTGTTGGTGTGGTCTTATTGTCAATTTTCTTATACTTGTTATTGGTGGCCTAATATGACATTTCCTAAAAACATAGATTGGGAAGCTACAGAAGAAAAACATGAAGCTGCGTTTTGGAACTGGTGCTTAGGTGAGGGTTACCATAACGAGGATTACATCTTAGACAACTATGGCGATCTGTTTGAAAGTTTTGCAGACGGTTTTAACGAAGAGGACTTTGTATATGAGCCAGCAACAATACCAGGCTGAAGTAATGGACGAATTAATGCAACAAGAGTATAATTCCAATTTTGGAATAACAGGAGAATGTAGTGACGATTTACACAGTAGAAGAAATAGCGCAACAAATGGGCAAGTCTGGCAGATGGGTCAGGCAGCTCTGTATCAAGGGCAAGTTAAAAGCAATTAAACACGGCCATTCTTGGGTCATATTGGAGGCATGGAAATGATAACTCACCTAAACTTGGAAGACGGCGTTACCTTAGAAGTTGAATACGATTACGAGCAACCGACCTACGCTTACTTTGGCGATCTGGAAGCTTTAACAGAGCCTAAAGCAGAATCTAAAACAGTTTTATATCTAGGCGTTGATGTATTGCCATTGATCCGTGCCTTAGGCTTGTATGAAGAGCTTAACTTGATTTTGGTAGCAAACATGGAGGCAATTGACGAATGAACTATTCTGAAATCAGAAAGGTAAATGTAAATGAGCATATTGAACAGAAAAATGGGCTTAACTACCTATCATGGGCATGGGCTGTTGACCAGTTGTTACAACTTGATCCTACCGCAACATGGTCTTTTGGGGAGCCAGCAAAGTTTGGTGAAACGCTCATGGTCTTTTGCACGGTTAAAGCTTTTGGCAAAGATATGTGCGCTCAACTACCTGTCATGGATTATCGCAACAAAGCTATTGCAAATCCTGATGCAATGTTTGTCAATACAGCGATGCAACGGTGTCTTGCCAAGGCTATTGCGCTACATGGTTTGGGGCTTTATATTTATACAGGTGAGGACCTTCCTGAGGAAGACGCTACTGAAAAGCCTAAGACTTTAGAGCTTAAGCAGCCGGAGTTTAGCCAGGAAGAGATGGACATCTTGCATGAGCTGGCTGATTCGTTTACAGCGTTTGTGGCTGACAGCAAGCCTGACGAAGCTAAAACAATATGGGACTCACTAGACAATGAGCAGAAAGCTGCCTTGTGGGGACTGTTAGATAGTAAAACACGATCATCATTTAAAAAATATCAAAAAGGGAACTAACATGGCACAATATGAACAACGAGATAACAGCGGCAGTCTTTTTAAGAACAACCGCAAAGAAAAAGATACTCACCCGGACTACACCGGCAACTGCATGATCAACGGCAAAGAGATGCGTATGTCAGCCTGGTTAAAAGAAGGCAAATCAGGCAAGTTTTTTAGCTTTTCATTTAGTGAGCCGTATGTTAGCGAGCCAGTTAAAACTAACAAACCTGAAGACATTGAAAGTGACATTCCATTTTAAGAAAAGGGCGAAAGCCCTTCTAGGAGGCAATATGTTAAATATGTTACCGTATTATCCATCAGTAGGCATGATTAATGATTTAAGACTACTTTCAGCACCTCCAGAACACCTCGTAGAGGCTCGTAGAGAGGCCGTAGAGCTGTTAAAAATTAAACTTGATAGTAAGTATCGTCTGCACCCACAAAACTTCGTTAAACACATCAAAATGAGGTAGGTATGAAAATACAAATGGATTTTGAGGATAACGACAATGTGCTGCTGGATATTAGGGAGGCTTTGTTTGTTACTTTGCTTAAAGCTGAATTGACAGAAAACGAAATGTATCTTGAAACTTTTATTCATAAAGATGACCAGGCTGCATATAAAGCAAACATCAAAGCTTGCAAAGTCTTGCTAAGTTATTACACGGTGCAGGAGCAGACCTAATGGATAAACTTGATGATAGGAATGTTGATAGCTTTGGGGAATCTGTCCGCAGGATAGTGTTAAGTTTGCCAAACACGACAAGCAGTA